GGAAGAAAACTTCATAAACATGAAAGATACAACAGAGGAATAGGATATGCTTGCTGCTCTTGGCTTGGGTCTTGTACAGGGATTCACTAAAAATATTCAGGAAGAGAAGGCTATTCGTGCGTCTGAACAGCAGAGTGTTGACAAGCTGAATGACATGCTTATCAACGCCAGTCTGACAGGTGGCAAGAACTTTAGCCAAGCCAATGCAACAGTGATCGCCAATGCCATAAAAACTCAACAGGGTAAACTGGATGAGCGGGAGCGTATTGACATCTTCGGTACTCCGGGTCCACGCATCAGCACAGACTTGTCGAGTATCGTGCCGCTGTTGCAGACTGTGGATGAAGAGGCATACACTCTGGGGGGTGTTAAGTGGAAAACAGAGTGGGATGGTAGTCCGAACTCATCACGTGTATGGCTCTCTGAAGTTGCAGGATGGGCTAATTCACCTGACTTCCAAGAAAAAATGGATGCTCTGACTCCTAGCCAAGCTGGAAGACTTTCAGCTTCAGTAAATGGTGCCCGCAGTGCAATTATAAAAGATGAAACAGATACCACAAAAGGATTGATGCTACCTCCCGACATAAGCGGAACAGGTGTTTTGTACAAGGGAATAAACAATATTGACGGCTACATGATAGATAAGTATGGCACAACAGTTGTTGATGATGAGGGTCAATCACACTCTACTGATCCATACATTGCCACCCTAGAGGATAGAATACAAACACACATGGAACAGCATCCCAATGTTCCATTCAATTCTTTGGGGCCGACAGTACGAGTTGTAGATGCCGACACGGGAGAAGAGTCAGAACAAACTCTTGTGCTGGGCGGTCTTGAGGGCATGACTGCAGAAATGCACAATCAAATAGCCCAAAACTTAGGATACGATGATCGTGCCCTGTTTTACTTGTGGACAAAAGACTTTATGCAAATCGCAGGCATACCCGCTGACTACAAGAAAAGAACTCTGATCAACTCTATTGATATGGGAATGAGCATAGACGGCATTGAGAACCTGACTCCGCAACAAGTTCCGGCTATGCTGGATGGCGGAACAGCAGAAAAGGCGTTCAAGCGTGTAGCAGCACAAATAAAAGAGATTGCCGGTACAGACTTTACAATGGCGATGTACGCTCTTGCTCCTCACCTGCCGGGTAAAAAAGATAAGCCACAGCCTGCTCTGTACGGTAGGACACCACTTCCCACAGAGTCCCAAACAATTCAGCAATACATCCTTACAAAGGTGTATGGGGAGGACAAGGCGGATGAGGCTGACTTCCAAGAGTTTATGAAGGGACAAGCAGACTTGACATCCGCCCGCGAGAGACTCGAAGCGTTGCATACTGAATTTGAGTCTTTTAGACAACAAGAAGAAAAGGGCGAAATTGTAGAGTATAGCTTGGCCTATCAAGCATTCAAAGCAAAACTCATAGCAACGTTTGATTTAGACAAGGGCGTTCTTGGAAACCTTCTTAGGGATTTAAACCCCGTAAGTGAGGGTAAACTCGACGTTAATAACAAAGACACCTTCACAGTGGAGTATCGACAATACCTTGAAGATAGAGTAAATAACGCCGACGAAAAGATGGCTGCACTCGAAGCTATGCGTATCTCCCTCGCATTTGAAATGGCTCGTGCGGCTGATCCATCAGGACGACTGTCCAACCAAGACATCGAACTTCAGCTTCGTAAACTTGGTGCGGATACGCAGACCATAGGTCAAGCGCAGGCAGCGATTATGGTATCCATCAATGAGTTTAAAAAGAAGGAGCAGCAGTATGCGGTCTTTGCCCGCTTTGCTTCAGATGATCGTGTGGCTACACAGAATGACTACAAGATTGTAGATGCAGCAATCGTAGTCGATTTTATGAATCGTAATGGTAATATTGCTCCTCCAACTGGTCAGGCTGCTGGTGGCTCACCCACTCCGCCGAACATTTCTAATGTGTTTAGGTCCGGACCAGTCGGTGGCCCGTACAAATACATAGATCAAAGTAATGGAAATACTATTACTGATCAGGCTACCATCGACGCTTACGAAGCAGCACAAGGGATTTAAACTAATGGCAACACCTGCCTCTGACAGCCCTCTTAAAATTATCCCTACACCCGCCGAAGCAGCGCGGGTCATAACCGGCGGTGGCATCGTAAAGACTCCGGGAGATACTCCTGTTGGTGTGGATGAAACCTATGATGTAGAGACAGACCCTACCACCGGACTTCTCAAGCCCAAGACCACCGGGGATATGGCTGCTCAAAGCATAGAAGAACAGACTCGCCCCCTGACCTTCGATGAATTCAAGTCTAGAATTGTATCCGGAGATATTCCTACTGTAGCCAAAATACCGCAGGGTAATCTTCAAAACGACATACTGCTCTCTGATCCCAACGCTCAAGGTATCACTCCGGAAAACAAACAAGCCGCTCAAGAACGCCTAGAAAATGCGTTCACAATGTATTCAGAACAACAGCCCGCCATAACCCCCGTAGAATTTGGACAACAAACTGGGGAGGGACAGTACGTATTTGCTCCCACAGCAGAGGCCCGTGCAAATCCTGAACTACTGACCATACAGCAAAATATTTTCGAGGGTAAGGCGGACATTGCGCGTGTCGTCAGCGATGCCTTTGAGGGGATGACCAACCCTGACGGAAGTCAACTATCGCCATCCGATCAAAATATAATTGAACGAGCATTCGTACGAAATTTATCCACGGGCAAGTTCTGGGATAGTCTCGTAGAAAAGACATATGAAAACGCGGTTGTGGGCAGTGGTGTGTACCTGCCGGATATCGCAATCAACTACGGCTGGGACGCGGTGAAAGCCACTGCTGCAACGGGCTACTCCAACATTGCCTCATTTATAACAGGCTCTGACAATAGCAAGGAGTGGATCGATGAATGGAACAAGACGGCATCTGAACGTGAGAAGGCAAGTCGTTGGTGGAAGGGTGTAGCCGCTAGTAAATTTAACATAAAACAACTATCGCAAGTTATGAACGAGATGGTCGATATGGACCTTCAGCGACAACTTGCTAATGGTGAAATAGATCAAGAAACCTACGACAGATTAACAACTCAAACCTACACTACAGGAGAGGGTGACACTGTTACCATCAAGTCTTCGTACATTACGGAAGAACGCGCACAGGCTCTGCTCAACTCGTCTATAGATCAGTTAAGTAATAAGGAGCAGTACGGCCTAGTTCTTGCTGAAGCCGCCCTGACGATGGCGGGTGTGGGTAAAATGAAAGCCGCAACTGGTCGCAAGGATTTGTTAGCGGTAGAAACTAAGCTAAAAGAACTGGCTGAACGCGCTACGAAAAAAGACGCGACAGACGCTGATATCGAACTCTTTGCTAAGTATAAAGGCATGACTACCCTAGAAGCGGGTGTTGCCATGAAGATGGAGGGCTTAGTCAAGAAATTTAATAACAAGGGTGCCATGTACGCTTTAGGCGTTGATCGCGTATCAGGGAACATAAGAAAGATACTTGACGAAAGGGACGTGCTGTCTGCACAGATGCGAGACAAGCGTAACAAGGGCGTCAACAAACTTAGTTCTGAGTATCGTGAACTTTCGACAGAGTACAATCGCCTAACAGGCATGATGATTAAGACTGCAGTGACGGGTCGTTTTGCACCCAACTTAAAAGAAAACTTTGTAGAAGCTGTGCCCCTGTCCGTCTTCATGTACGGCATGGGTGAAAACGAAGCCACAAGAGAATTCTTCGGCGGGGATCGTTTGGCCGCAGAGGGCATAGGTGCAGTGCTTTACATGGGCTTGGGCAAGCCTCTAGTTAAAGTAGGAGGAAGTGCTGCTTACTGGGTAAATCAGCAGGGTGGAGATATCGTAAACAGTGTTCTAACCGGCGTAGAAAATATTGCCAACATTCCGTTTTCAGGTATCGGACCCAACGGAATAAAGGGTTTCATAGCTGACGGAAATATGGCGAATGTAAGAAAGCTATACAAGTCTCGCACGGGACAAGACATGCCACGAAAGGTTGAAACGGCTCTCACATACGTAGGACGAGTATCTGCAGCCCTCGACGACGATGGCATCGATCAAGTGGTCACTTCTATGCAAAAGCATCAGGATCGTATGGCCCGTATCGTAGAAGCATTTCCCCCAGCAATGCGTCCTGAAATCGAGAAAGTTATTGCAGAGGACTTTGCCCGTCAGTCCAGCATAGGATTTATGAACTCAGCTAACCGTCTGGCAAAGTTTAGTGTAGATGCTCGTGATGCAAGTTCCCTAAAGGGAATGTCTGAGCAACTCAAATACCAAAGAATCATGGAGGCAGAAAACGGAAAAGTCACGGATATGATCCAGAGACTTCGTGAGATGACGAGAAATCGCACGGACATTGCTGATCCTGAAGAGGTTGAAAACTATATTCTTTCGTTAAAAGCAGCACAAGATGCAACTGCAGAGGTGATCAACACTGAAAAAGCAGCCCTATCAGAAAGAATATCTACATTCCGTAAAAATATTTTGATTGATCCCAACACAGAAATCCCACAGGGAACTCTGGAGGGACTGGACGATATAGAACTGGAACTTCTTGCTCCTGATCTTGTAGACGACGTAGCAATGATTGCAAAGCTTGACGAACAGTACGCTCGTAATACACAGCTACTTGCAACACGCATGGAGAACATTTCTCTGTACCGTCGCAATGATACAAAGCACTTGAAACTTACAGCCCGAAATCTTGAGATGTCTATGCTTGAACGTCTCAAAAATATGAAGCGCAAAGCAAAGCGAGGATTTATCAAAGTCGATAACATGGCCCGCAAAGCAGGCAAAACCATCACTATGAATAAAATGATTACGGACTTGATGGAGTTTGCACCAGAAGAAACTGGCACTCTAGAAGCCTTTTTCAACAAGAAGTCAAAGTTTTTTACGGGTGCGCTTGGTCGGCAGATGTACACAGTCGCAAACAAAATGGCTGTGCGTTCTCTGGAAGGCTTGGAGGGCAATTCGTATGATGCTCTTCGCAAGCTTCACACCAATCCAAATTCAGGGGAATTTTTCTTAGGAGAAGATGCCCGCCCCCTCGACATAATGCTTTTCTATATGGAGCGAGGAGAAGGTCCAGAATTTAAGGCAACACCGGGGGAAGTTATGGATGTGTATTCTGCATTCCGTGACTACGCTGTTCGCACTGGTGATGATGAACTGGCTGCAATGTACGACGGGTATAGTCGCAGTGTAGAGAAGCTTATCAAAGATCAGGCTCCTGATATTCACAGTGAATGGGTCAAAGCAAAAGCAATATACCAGACAGAGTGGTTTGACAAGCTGCGCGTTAATGGTCCTCTGGGTAAAGTACACAAGTCCCAAAACGGACCTAAAAAAGCTGTAGGAAAATTTGAAGATACAGAGGGCGCAGAGACGTACCTGTTTGAAGACATTGCAATTGGTGAAGAGTTCCCAGAGGGTGCTGTAATCAGTGATCGTCTGTTCCAGCTTGCTTACAAAAACATCACACCCCTAGAGGCATTCGATCCGTTTACGGATAGCATTAACAAGGCTGTGCGTGGTGACGACGCTGCAATGACTTCTATCGTTAAAATTCGTGATCAATTCATCCAAGAGTTCAGCGACATTGCCTACGAGGGCGGTGTAGAATTTATATTTGATTTGTCATCCGAAACAGGAGAGCGAGACTTCAACCTTGTGAAGAACGTGTTAGAAGAAGTTGTGTACGCTAAGTGGGGCAAAGATGCAGCCCGTCAGTTGCAACAACGCTCATCCTCCCTAGCTGCAGTACAGGGGGGTGGTTACGACTGGGCAAGCATTGAGAATTTGAACGAAGTACAACAGGCTCTGACTGTAGCTGTAAAAGTACCCGACAAAGTTACAGGTGGCACCAAAACAATACGCATGAAGCTTGTCGATCTGGATGATATGCTAGAGCAGGATACGGGTATAGCCAATATCCTGAATAGGGCACGATCCGGTGACGGCGATCCTAGCGACATAGTGATACTTGAAGACTACAAAAAGTATCAAAACAGAGTAGCTACACAGATAGAGGCTGTTCGTAGTAAAGTTATTTCTGATACCAACATTCAAGAAGATGGAGAGTTTCTCATCAATCAGTTTGTTGGCAAGAAAAACCCACGAGCATTCTTTGAAGAGTTTGTTGTAAATGGGACTGCCAAATCTATCGACGGATTACGCGACGAAATTTTAACGAGAACAGGTGACAGTTTTACTTTTAAGGGTCGTACTTATAGCACGGAAGAGGCATTCGATAGGGGCATGTCCTATCTTATAATCCGGGGAATCATGGATTACGGAGGACTATCTCCTGTTCAGGGTAAAAAGAGTATTGGTGTAAACGGACAAGAACATGCAAACATGGCTATGTACACTCCACAGATGGTTGTAGATGCTTTAGATAAAGACAATGTGCAGAGTATTCTAGGACGTTACATAGACTCTGATCACCAACAATTCATATCAGACATTGCTGAAACCTTGAGCGAAGAGATGGCATATGTCAGTCGTCAACAGGACTTAGAGCCGACTATTGACAATATCGTGCGTCCTATGGGCACTAACCAACTTATCTCTCGCGCATTTAACCTTGCAAGGGGTATGGTTTCTCCTCAATACGTAGCAGCAGAATTTGGTGTGTCCCTAGCCTCTCAGGCTGGACTAGACCTGATGAAGCTTGCAGCGGGCAACAAAGAAGCCTCAGATATTATTCTCCGTATGATAAAATTTCCTAAAACTATGACTAAAGCAGACTTGGATACTTTCGACAATCTTGTAACTGATTTCGTGATATCCGAACTGGGTCAGCTTGGCGAAGAAGGCAGACAATACCTAGATCAATTACTTGAACTCCCAGAGGAAGAAGAGGACAACTAAAATGAAAACCTACACCAACGGCCAACGTAAGGGCATGATGTACGGTGGCATGTCAAGGCGCAAGCCCATGATGTACGGCGGAATGGCTACCACCAAAAAGAAACCCCGCAAGAAAGCTTACGGGGGCGGCATGATGACGACCACACAGGGTCAACAGAATCAGATGCAAAACCAGACGATGCAGAGTCCGAAGATGATGGGCATGAAGGCTGGTGGCAAAGCGTTTCCTGACATGACAGGCGACGGTAAAGTTACACAGGCGGATATCCTCAAGGGACGTGGCGTAAAGTTATCCTAGATATATCTGGCCGACTTATCCATAGCCTCGTTTGACCAAGACTTCAGGTATCTCAACAGGGTTGCTATAGAGTGCCCCCCATCGTACTCCGGCAACCCTTTGCTGATCACGCCCTCGAACTCTTCGGGCCTTACGGATTCACAAAGCAACTCGACCTTCCCATTGGTAAGAAGGTTCGCTTCGAACTTAAACAGAGACGCTTTGTTTGACATCGGACAACTCACTGATAGGTAGATTGTAACAATCGGCCTTGAACTCAAAGCCGTTTGCGGGGTCTACGTCGCCCCGTTGGTACTTCGTCGCTTTTGTGTAGAAGTCTTGCTTCGGAATCTTACCCAGTATCCACGCCTGCGATGAATCGGTCAGGATGCGTACAAACACGTAACTGTCGCAGTCTTGTTTGGCTCCGTGTGCAGCCACCGAACAGTCGTAGTGTGGAAGGGGACGTGTGTTGCAGCGTTTCGTCTTCACGTCGATCCGCTCCCCGTCCCTCACCAAATCATAGTCGTAGGTGTTCGACTGATCTGCGTCGATGATATCGGCTACT